CTAAATTTAAATGTATTCTATGAAGCGCCAAGACTAAATTTTAAATCCTCTTTATATAATAATATAGAAAGAGAATCTTTTTGAATTGCTGGAAAAGATTATGAATTAAATACCATAAATTGGTTTAATAAATTTTAATTCAAATAAAAATGAAATATTTTTTATTCTGATCAGCAGCTATTTTAATAGTTCAACGACTATCCCATTAGGACCAGCGCTATAAAAATGGTCTATAGGAGTAGGGCCTATATTATAATATAGGTAGGTGAGAATCCTTTAAATCGAAGTAAAAAGCATCTTTTTATAAGATGAAGATATAGTCTCGACATCCAAAGAAATATTGGAGATTAAATAAGATAACGAGCAAGGAAAAACTGTATCGGCTGCAATAAGATATCTATATATCTATAATTTTGGTACAACTAATTCAAAAATGGCATTTCTCCATAAAAATATGGATGGTGCTAAAGATAATCTTCAAACGTTAAAATCATTAAGAGATATGTTACCGCCTTATCTTATTATGAAGGAACGAGTGCTTCCTGATGGTAAAGTAGATAAAGGTAAAGATAACATGACAGAGATGACAAATCCCTTTAATAATAACTCAATAAAGGTATTTGCATCTGCTACAAATAAAGCTCGTGCTGCATCATTATTAAGGGGTAAAAGTCTTGCCCATTTACTATAATAATATAGTATCTATTTTATTCTTAATTGCTGGAAAGTTCTAAAGCTCTAATACTCTATATGAGTAAAACAAGTTTAGAGATATAAATAATTTAAATATATTAATGAATAATCAGCAGCTATTTTAAATAGTTCAACGATCATCCCATTAGGACGTGAAATTCGTCTATAGGAGTAGGGCTTATATAATATATAAGTAGGTGAAAATCCTTTAAATCGAAATGGAATAATATCTATATTAAAAATATAGATAGTGATATGATCTAGGCATCCAGAGAAAGACTGGAGGGAGTATACAGGTATTACTATCCTGTAAATATATCAAAGACTTTAACGATGATGTGGTATGACGAATACGGCTTTTTGCCATATAATTCCGTCATATATATGAATGCCAGCCCTGCCTTTAAAACCGCCTCAATGTTTGCTAAAGCCAATGGCGCTCCATATGGTATTTTACTCAGCACTACGCCTGGCTTTATGTCTACGGATTAAATAATAAAGTCCATTTACTATAATAATATAGTATCTATTTTATTCTTAATTGCTGGAAAGTTCTAAAGCTCTAATACCAAATATATATGGTTAAACAAATTTAGAGATAATATATATTTCAATATATAGATGAATAATCAGCAGTCAATAATTAAAAACTTCTATACATTCATATAAATATTTAAGGAGGGTATAGAAGTGGCAAAAAAACATATAGCGTCTCATGTTGGAGAAACATTTTATTTTGAAAATTGTGGAAAATTTATTATAACAAAAGATTTAGGAAAATCTAAATCTGGGCATATATTAGTTGAAATTAAATTCTTGGATACAAATACAACTAAAGTAGTAGAATATTATAATGCGGTATATGGTAAAGTTAAAGATCCTAATAAAATTATTTATGATTTAAAAGATAATATTTATCACTGTATTGAAGGTGGAGATTATAAAATTATAGAGAATCTAGGCACTCCACAAGGAAAAAAATGTAGAATGGTTAAAATACAATTTTTAGACACTGGATACATATCAGAAGTGCAGTTTGGTCATGCGCTTTCTGGTAATGTAAAAGATCCAACTAGATTTATGTATGATGTAAAAAATAAAATATTTACATCTAATCATTATGGTAAATATAAAATTATAGAGAATCTAGGCGTTATTGATGGGTCATGTAAAGTTCGTATAAAATTTTTAGACACTGGATATGAATCTATAGTTAATAGAACGCATGCGTTAAATGGTCAAGTTAGAGATGCTACATATCCAAGTATTACAAAAGCTATAGAAAATGTAGGAATAAATCCTATACAAGATGATAATATTGATATTTTCTTACGTCCAATATGGGTTGGTATAAAAAATAGGTGCGATAATAAGAATTATCCTTCTTTTAAATTATATGGAGAAAGAGGAGTTACATATTCTGAATCTTGGAATATATATGAAAATTTTAAATTTGATGTAATGCATATCCCTGGCTGGATTGATAAATCATTAAATCCATATAATTTTCATTTAGATAAAGATTTGTTACAATATGATTTACCATATAATATGAGGGTATATTCTAGAAATACATGTATATGGTTGCCTGCAAATATTAATTCTACAATAGCTAATTCTATAAATCATAACGTTCATATATATTATAATTACATATATGAGGTATTTAATATATATTTTATAAAAAATCCAGATCCTAATTGTTTTTCTTATGGCCCATTTTTTGATTATATTCATACTATAAGATTAGCTAATGAATATTTTGGATTTATATAATTATTGATTCAACGACTATCCCGTATACGGAGGTGAAAATCCTCATTTGGAGTACGGCTTATATATAATATAAGTGGGTGAGAATCCCTTAAATGGAAATGGAATAATATCTATATTAAAAATATATAGATAGTGATATAGTCTCGACATCTAGAGAAAAACTAGAGAATGTTTAATTAAAAAGACATCGGAAGGCCGCGAAGCATACCAGACTAAAGAAATGGCAACCCCATTTTCTGAATCTTGGTATGATCTTACGTATTCTCAATTAATGCAAATTATTAATGCTAATACTAAATCCGATTTTGTATATATTAAATTTACATATCAACAATTAGGTTGTTCTGAAGAATGGTTTACTGAAGTATGTAAACTTCTTAAAAATTCATGGCCAGATATACGTCGTGAGATTTTGCTTGAATGGGCAACAGGAGTTGAAAATTCTCCATTTAGAGAAGAAGATCTTAATGCCTTACAGGGACTTATAAGACAACCTATATCTGAAGTTTACCTCTTGGGTAAATATAGATTTGAAACTTATTTACAAGCAGATACACGTACTTATCCACCAATTATTGGTGTTGACGTTGCTGCTGGATATAAGCAAGATAGTTCTACTATTACTGTAATAGATTCTTTAACAACTAAAGTCTTAGGTTGTATGAATTGTAACTATATTTCTGCGTTTGACTTGGCTAGATGCATTGAATTCATGGTTAAGAATTGGATGCCTAATGCTGTGGTAAATAATTTGCCTGATAGTATAAGTAATTATGCTATTATTTAGCTTTTAATTGCTGGAAAAATTTATAGCTTCAATACCTATTTATGGTTTAATAAGTTTGAAGTATTAAAATAATTAAATATTTTTATATATTAATCAGCAGCTAATTAACAAGTTCAACGACTATATGAAGCTAATCCTATTTTAGGATCATGATATAGTCTCGACATTCATTTAATTAATGAAGTTATGGATAATTTCCATATAAAGGTACCGGAATGTTGAACGTAATGGTGGCTATGGTTCTAGTGTTATTTCTCGTCTTATTAAAGGCGGATTAAAGAAGAACTTATATTATGAAATCAAAGATGTTACTGTAGAGGAACGCCAAGATGGTGTTCATGCATATAAGCAAAAAATACGTACTAAAGTATACGGTCTTAATAGTACACGAGATATAAGAAAACAGCTTATTGATATTCTTATAGATCGTGTTGAAAATCATAAAGATAAAATTCTCTCTCCAATTATTTATAATGAATTACTAGGTATGGAGATTAAACGTAATGGTAAAGTAGAACACTCTGATTCTACACATGATGACCAAGTATTCTCTATGCTTATGGCTCTTTGGGTTTGGTATGAAGGTATAAATCTTGGAGAAAGATACGGAATTAAGAAAACTTCTATAAGAACAGATGATGATATTGATGAGCCTATAGATTGGTTTAATGATGATACTGTAGATATAGTTGATTCATTTAATACGAAAGATGAATTAGCACAAGATATTGAAACGGATCTTAATGCTGCTATTAAAGCTGGTGGAACTCAAATGGCTGATTTTCTTAAGAAGCAGCATGAAGATGAAAAGAGGCAATATGAAGCGCTAATTAATACTCCTTTAGGAGAAAAAGCATATAGAACTCTATATAATATTCCTGCTAATCAACCGATTAATAAATACGTAAATACTGGAGAAAACTTTAATGTTCCAGATTCAGTATTTACATCATTTTACAATCCAACTGATAATGCTTTTGAAGATTTTGATGTATCACATTTTAAACCTACTGCAGTTGCAGCATCACAAGCAGCATTGCTTGAGGATGACGATTATAAATATCTAGAACACTTTAATTTTTAATAAAAAATAAATACTTTTATAAAAGATACCCAGAGGGAGTAATCCCTCTGGGTAAATATAATCTTTTAATACATTTTATTTTGTAAAATGATTAAGAATTTTATTTATTAATTTTTGTTTTAACTTTTGGTATTTTTCTTTAGCAATTTTATATCCTTCGCATGTATGTATTCTACAATATTGGCAATCTTTATCTCCCACTTGAATTGATGTGTGACCACATATTACTTTCATAATTAATGTACCTCTATTCTGGATAACTTAATACATATACATGCCCATGCTGCACACCAAAATCCCAACAAGCATCTTCATCGCCAAGATATATATCAATTGTACCGTCAGGGAATCCACCAGTATCTTCTACTGTGTAATATCCGTATCCTTCGATGTATATTTTTGTTCCCATTGGTAATTCATTTGATGCAACTGTATAGTTTTCTGTAGGATAATTACCATTAAAGCACGGATATCCAGTCCATTCATATGCTGTAAGACGAAATACTCCAAGATCATCTACATACCAATCTTCTTTAATTTCTTCTGGTTTTTCAATGCTTAAATAGTCTTTACAAATATATGCCGGTTCTTTATTATAAGAAATACAAGCCCATGTTTTATCTTTATCAAAATTAATATTTTGAGATTTAGCATATTCTTCTTCTATATCATAAAGAACATCAATTCTTTCTCTATATGCTATAGCGCCTAATTTTTCAGAATCTACCGATGGTTCTTTTCTAATAATTAAACCATCAGTTGCTGTAACATACATAGACCGAACGCCATCTGTGCAATCTTTAACAATAGGTTCTTCTATAGATTCCTTAGTTTTAACTTCTTCTTTATCCAGAAATGTTTGTGTTTCCATCTTAATAGTTTCTGGCCCTGCTAAAACTTCATCCTGAGGCACTACAATTTGATCTGGTAAATCCTTTTCATTTCCTCTCATTGTTACGCTGCCAAATAATACTGCTGCAATTATTACCATAGTAATGATAAGTGCTTTCTTCATTGTTTTCAATTCCTTTCCTTACAGTGATATTATATTACTATAATTTATGCTGTCATTGTCTAAACGTTTTAACCCAATAGAATCAAGTGGGAAATTCTTTAGATTATCGTTTACAATGGTAGCAACATCAACGAATTCAAGTATCCAATCTGGAACTTGAGAATCAATTGGGAATGCTATTGTATCAAGCTTACTTGCTAGAGTTGGATGCTCCATAAGTTTTAATAATTTAGCATGAATTTCTGGATATTTATCCTTGATTTTATCAACGTTATTACGATTGATATTTGTTTTTACTTTATAAATCTTATTACGCTCTTCAAGATTAATAGCAGGCATATCTTCAGTTCTAAGTTCATTATAAACTAAGCTAGCACTAATCATTATCTTATCTCTAGTTTTTCTCTAGATGTTGAGACTATATCTTTATCTTATTTCTAAGATATTCTTTATTTCGATTTAAAGGATTCTCACCTACTTATATATTTAATATATAAGCCCTACTCCTATAGACGAATTTCACGTCCTAATGGGATAGTCGTTGAACTTATTAATTAGCTGCTGATTATTCATATATAATATTTAAATATTTATTATCTTGAAATTTGTTAACCTAATTTAGGTATTCAAGCTTTAGAATTTCCCAGCAATTAAAGAAAATTATTCATAACTACAGTGAAGTAATTATGCGGCATAAAGTTTACCGTTAACACTTAAAGGATTCTTAGCATATGAACTTATAGCTGCAATATTGTCTGGTTTATAATACATGGTTTCTTTGTTCATAATAGAACGAATTATTTCTTTTTCTACCAGAACTAAATGTTTCATTATTGATACCTGATCTATGTTTTCAGGCATCATTACTTCTTCATATAGAATATCCTGTAACTCTCTCTTTATTTTATCCGGTAATGTACTCTTATTTATAGGCAATCCGGCCACTACTAGACTTGCCTTTTGTGTTTGTGGTACTATATTTCCTTCCTGAAGAAGCTGCACTGCAGAATAATTTCTTCTATTAGGAGTTAGTAGTACTCTCCGGAATAAGAACTCATTTTTCCGTTATCTTATCTCTAATTTTTCTCTAGATGTCGAGACTATATCTTTATCCTTTTATAAAGGATATCTTTATATTTCGATTTAAAGGATTCTCACCTACCTATACATAATATAGGCCCTACTCCTATAGATGAATTTCACGTCCTAATGGGATAGTCGTTGAACTCTATTTAAGCTGCTGATTATTCATATACATATTGAAGTGTATATTATCTCTAAACTTGTTAGACTCATATAGAGTATTAGAGTTTTAGAATTTTCCAGCAATTAATAAAGAATTTTATAATTATATTACTATAATTATAAGACTACTTTAATCACTAATGCACATTTAACACCCTCTTGTTTACTTCCAGCACGTTCACAATATCTTGCTAAATAATCAACTACAAGATCACTGCATATATACGCTATAATATTAATAATAGCATATTTAAGATTGTCTTGAGGGATTAAAGCCCATGGTTCTCTTAATCTTTCAATTTCTATAACTTCATCTGTATAGAAATCATAATCATACCTTGGTTCCACTGGAATAATTAAAGGTCTTTTTGGTTTGTCTCCAAATTCATCAGCTTTAACTATTTCATACATTCTAAATTTTTCTTTCTTAATAGGCATATCTATATTATATACTTTATTAAGAATAAAATTATACCAAGCATCAAATGATATAATAGTACTATCCGTATCAGTTATCCCCACTACATCACGAAACATATATTCTATACGATCTAATTTATCTATATAAAAGAATCCATAATATACATATTCTTTAATAATACTTGTAAGAATATCCATATCTTCTTTTATACATTTAGGTGGTTTATTTGGATTCATAAATGGTTCATCTAATTTAGAAAGTATCTTTATAATTAAATTTGTAATAACCGGAAGATCGCAAAAAGTATATAAGTTATTTTTATAATAAATTCTATTTATATCTTCTTGAGATAATCCTTGTATTCTTTCCCATACTAATTCCATTTCTTTTTCAGTTGGAACCCATATAAGAAAGTCTACAGTATTCATGACTTTATAGAAACATTCAGCTCTTGTAATATTTCTATCAAGAATTTGTCTGTCATCTAATTTACGTGTTGCTTTCTCATTAATAATATTATCAATAAATATGATAATTTCATTAAGAGAATTGAATTTTACATTGTTAGCAAGGAAAGATTCAAATAATGTCATACTACAACTAATATATGATCGTCCTTGACGAGTGATTGAACTTGCTACGTATATATTATAAAAAAGACTGCTAGGGGCACCTAATACCCCGTATGTGGCATTTCCGTTTAATTTCTCTAGTAACTGCAGCAAATTATATTTCTCAAATTCTGATGATCCTCTAGGATATTTAAACATTTCCTTCTTAAAAGCAGCGCGCTGATCAAGAAATCCAGATATCATTTTTGACATTGGATTATCTGCTTCTTTGTGCTTCTTAAATAGTACTCCAGAAGATGTCATTATAGGTTCAAGTTGTTGAATATAATGAAGAATATCTATTATTGTTCCATTTATAGTTTGCTTAGTATAATTATTCTCCATTTTTACAGGGCCATTTGTATATCTATTTAAAATAGACCAATTAATTGCTTCATCCAATTCAGATAAATTTAATAATGGAAATGAATTTCTTAATCCGTCTATCATAACTCTTTTATAGTCTTTAACTACTTGAGTATTTAATAGACTTTTATATTCATGCTCATTCATGTGCAGTTCTCCCATCTAATTTTGACAATTCTCCTCTAAGATATAATAATCTTTTATTAAGCTGAGAATATTCCATCCAATTATTTGTCATTGCAGCTTCATTAGCTAAAATATAGCATTCATTAATTGCATCTACTAACTCCTTTCTTTTATCTTTATAACCTTTAATGCTTAGAATCATTTTTATCTTTCTCCGTTTCTGATATTAATTTTTCTACCTCTTGTTCAACATCTTTCAATTTTTCTTTTTCAATTATTGGAATTTTAATTCCTGGTCTAATTTCTACTTCATTCATAAATAATATTTACCCTCCTATAATGATATAATATACGCTTATTTTCAAGTTTACCTATATTTATTTATAAAAACATATTGGTAATATCGGATATTGATATTATTTGAGATCTCAACTAATAATAAAAAATTCAAAGGAGGACGTTCTCATGTTTTTTAATGATATTATGACTGAAGATGCCGATCTGGAATCTCAGGAAATCGACGCAATCCTTCCTCAGGATCCGGATACTGAAGAAGGCATTGATAATCTTGCAGATCAGGTAGAAGATGCAATGCAAGCACAAGCACTTGAATGTGCAGATTATTTTGAAGGCGGAGAAGAAGCCATTAAAGAATTTGTACAATCCCAAGAAGTACAAGCTCTTATTAATGAGGCTTTCTCTATTACCGGTAAAGATAAAAAGAGAACTCTTATTCGTTTAGGCCGTAAAGACGATCTTAAGCGTCGTGCCCATCTTGCCTCTCTTCTTATTGCTAAAGAGAAACAAGATCCGCTTTTTACACGTATGGCTCGTTTTAGGTTCGAAGAACGTAAATGCAGAAAAGAAATCTTCCAAAAATATGGGAAGCAAGCATACAAAGTTGCTAAGAGATCTCAGATTAAACATCTAAAGGAAAGAAAGAAATTTAAGCTTCCGTTCTTTTTTAAGAAAAATGACGAAACGAAGTAATTAAATTATTTTTACTAATGCGGCAATAAGCCGCATTAGTAAAATATTTTTATAAAAATACAATAAATACTATATTTTTTATAAAAAATATAATAGGAGGTGTATTTATGGCTACGCAAACAATAAAAACTCCAGCTCCGGGTACAATATTTAATTCCGATAATTCAGGTCCATATAAAGTATTGTATCAGGCTGAAAATGTGATAAATAAAAATGGCGATTCTATAAGAATGATTGCTATACAATTTTTAATTACAGGCACAATATTAATTAGACCAATATATAGTGTACTTAAAGGAAACATAAAAGACCCTTATTATCCTAGGATATTTGGTGTAGCATGCTTAGGCATGGCTTCTGAAAAAGATGATCCTAGAGCATTTACAATATGGAAATCTATGATAAAAAGATGTTATTGGAGTGGCGATTGTCAATACCATAATTATGGCGGTATTGGTATAAAAGTATGTGATAGGTGGTTATGCTTTGAATATTTTTTGCAAGACTTGCCATCTCTTCCTGGATATAGCGATTGGTTTAATTCAACCTCTCAAAAATACCATATGGATAAAGATAAACTTCAACAAAATATACCAAAAAATCTTAGAATATATTCTCCAAATACTTGTTGTTTTATATCAAGAGAAGAAAATGAAATTTTAATGTATAGAGAAAATTACACTAATAAATATATTGGGGTTATGCAATATGGCAATATGTATAAAGCTTCATTTTATAATAATGGAATTAGAAAAACTATGTATGGCTTTAAAACTCCAGAAGCGGCCGCGTGTGTAAGAGATTTTTGGGCATATATGGAAAATAGGCCAAAATTAAATAATGTAGATATTAATATAGATGATGCTATGAAAAATAGGAATAATTTTGGAAGGGAAAAATTATATAAATTAATTAATAAATAAAAATATCTATAGTAAGGAAATACAAAGCCTAGAACTTTAAAATAATCTAAAATGGATTTGAATTATATATTATAAACGTAATATATAAGAAAGGAGCAATTAAATCTATGGCAGCAATAGATTGGTTAAATGAAGAAACAGCATTGATAAATTATAAAAATTATTATATTTATGGAGAAGCTATAAAAGAAAGAAGTAATTTGCTGAAAGTCTACGTTCCTGAAATTAGAATAGATAATATAGATGATCATATTGATGCCATCTTTGCAATTCTTAAAGATGGTATTGAAAC